CCGCCTCCAACACCGCCGCCCTCCTCTCCACCCCCGCCCACTCTGCCGCCGCCCAAGTCCCCGCCCCCGCCGCCCTTGCTATCGCCGTCAGCGCCCTCGCCCTCGCCTCCACCGCCTCTTCGCCCTCCGCCACCGCCGCTCTCATACTAGTCTTATCTACCATGGGTGCTACTCTCCACTCCGCGTCACTCGTTACTGATCCCAACCAGTTGTCCACTACCGCCTTCGCACTACTCTCTGCCCTCACCTTCGCTTGTTCTATTATTATATCCCATTTATCTTTTTGATGGAGGTACAAATTATCCGCACCGATCTCCACATCCAGTATCTCATCCGCTATCATCGCCGCCTCCGTCGCCGCCTTCCCCACCACCTCAGGTGGAACGCCCATCATCTCTGCCGCCCCAGCAGCTGCATTAGCCACCTCCGTCACTATATGAACTACCTCCACCCGTCGCAACCAGTTGTCCACTACCGCCTTCGCACTACTCTCTGTCCACACCTTCGCTTGTTGTATTATTATATCCCAGTTATCATTATCCGCACCGATCGCCGCATTCAGCATCTCCTCCGCCATCACCACCGCCTCCGCCGCCGCCTCCGCCCTCACCTCATGTGGAACGCTCATCGTCTCTACCGCATCAGCAGCTGCAATAGCCAGGTCCTTCAATATACGAGATACCTGCTCCCGTCGCACCACCTTCTGTGCCTCTCGCCTCGCCACCAGTGCCTCTCGCCTCGCCTTCCACCTTTCCTCTACCTCTATATCATGTTGCGGTGAATACAATTCATTTGAAAACATTGAAATTTAAACAGTATATATATATACTATTATAATATTTCTAATATATATATAAATAATGATAGAAATAGAAAATGACATAATAGATAATATAAAAAATAAGTTAGATGGGTTGATAAATACATCAAATATACACAAAATATTAATAGATATCATGTCATTAATAGAAAAAACAAATTTGAAAGGTGAAAATCAAAAATTATCAACAATCAATATCTTAAAAGAATTAATTACATCACATAGTGATAATAAAAATAAAACAATATTAATAGAGTTAATAGATGCTAATACGATAGGAAATATAATAGATGTGATAGTATTAGGAACAAAAAATAAATTAGATATAAACAAAAAAAAAGATATAATAAAAAAAATCAAAAAAATTTTTAATATATTAAATGTATTATGTTGTAAAAAAAAATAATTATATTATAAAAATATGAAATAAAAATATGAAATAAAAATATGAAATAAATATATGAAATAAATATAAGTTAAAATATAATATATTCAGGTATAAATATCAGACCATTTAATACCGACCATATTGTGAAATCCAACTCCAAATGTATATGAACCAAAATGATAAATATCAGTATGACAAATATTATGATTATGATTATGATTATCAATACTATTATGATAATCATCATCAATTGATAAACAAGAATATTGAGAAGTAATAATAGGGATAGAATTATTATAATTTTTATTTTTAAAATTCAAGAAAGTAGGGTTGAGGATTTGACCAGTATTATTTTTAAGATTAGGTGTATCATGAATATAATTATTGCGAAACATATTATAAAATAGGAGAATAGGAATGATAACAAAATAAATATTAGAATCAATTTTTTATGTGTAGAAAATAAAAATGTTAGTTGTTTATAAAATTGATTCAGTATAAATGATAATTAGAATATTTAAATAAAAATCTAAATAAAGTATGATGTATAACGCAGATGTAAGTTTGGGTGATATGAAGTATTTGAATATAGCCGGAGACGAAGCAAAAAAATCAGAAGTTCTGATGAGACATGGTTCTGTAGCAGTTTGTGGTGGTAAGGTAATCGGTAGAGGTCATAATAGTTATAGAACTTATTCAAAAGATAATTTTATCAATAATACTTGTGCATGTCATGCAGAGATTGCTTGTATGAGAAACATGTTCACGTCATGCAACAAAACAAATAACCGCAACAATAGTAATATAAAAGTCGTTAAAAGAATTCGGAAACAAAGATAACAAAGAAACAGAAAAAATAGAAAAATATTTCAAAAAAACGACATTGTATATAGTGAGATGTGACAGCTTAAATAATTTTGTAGATTCTGCACCTTGTATAAATTGTCTAGCAGTAATTTTAACATTAAAGATAAAAAGAGTAGTTTTTAGTTCAAAAAATAATACAATAATAAGTATAAAACCAACGAATCTGCAAATAAATCATAAAAGTGCAGGTACAAAATTCCTAGAAAAAAAATTTAATATAGATACAGATACAGATTCAGATACAGATTCAGATTCAGAGATAAAAAAAAAATATAACTTAAAAAACAAGAAAACAAGAAAACAAGAAAACAATAAAACAAGAAAATAAGAAAACATAGCTATTTAATTCCAAAGTTGATTTTCATCATAAATTTTTTTTTTATATGGTTTAAATATTTTGATATATGATAGTAATTTATAAAAATTAATTGGTTTAGAAATGAAACTATCGTTAGAATAAATCTCATGAAGAGAATAATTAATACGAGTATTTTTATTTCTAACACATAAATAAAGTTTAAAATTATATTTTTTACAAAACAGTAATGTATATTTATTAAGAAGACGACTTTTTTTTTTATATTGAATTATAGTATGAGAAAAATTGATAAATTCACTATGAAAAGTCAATTTAAAAATAACAGATAATAATTTATGCCAAAAAATAAGATCATTAAATTTATAATCATAGTAATAAGAATCAATAAAAGCTTGAATAAATTCATAATTATATATATATTTTATAGAATCATCGTATCCGCCAAATGAATTAAAATTAAGAATTAGATTATTATTATGAAGAAAAGGTAAAATATGTTTTTTAATATTAATAATTTTATAATTTCTACAAATATACTTTTTAACAATTTCAGGTGTTTTATTAATCATATATATATAATATTGAATATCATCAGGTAATTTATCATAAAAATAATTAGCCATTATATGATGTAAAACTTATAGAAAAAGTATCAAAAAAGGTATTAAAAAATTAAATATAAACAAATATAGATTCAATTTTTTTAAAAAACAAGTAATAAAGTAAAACATAACAATTCTGTTAGTTGTATGATAAGGATGTAAATAATAAATTTATAAAAAAATATAAAATTATTATATAGTATCATACAAAACTACCAATAAATAATGTTACAGACTATGTTAATCCATGTAAATAAGATTTCGTGGCACAACACAAACCCATCAAGTATTATTCAAATGAGCGATACATCTGATAGCGAAAAGTCGTTTAGTGAGTGGTATAAGACCCATACTACGACTAACTATCACGAATCAATTCATGATAATTTCTATCGCAACAACAATGTAACAACTCCCGATGACTGGCGCAATGTATGTTTTGCTATTCGGTTCGCTGAAATTGCCGCAAGTGATAATGTTAATGCTATGACATCATTGCGTATCGAAGAGGAGACAAAGTTGGTCGAAGCGATTGATGACGCTTATGCTACCGAAGCGATATTGATAATGGCGAACGCAATTGACAAGGCATGGCAAATAAAAGCGATTGATTTGGTTAATGTGGCGCAAGAGAGAGTAGATGCAGCACATGTAAAGGAAGCACATGCTATGCGTATATATGAAAGAGCGGCAAAGAAATGCGAGGAAATTGATATGGTGGAAGAATATAGGTTGGAGTATGAAATGGTGGCAGAGAAAACACGAGCGATTGTATTGATGGAAGAATTTAGGATTGCTGAATCTCTATCCTGGGCATGGAGAATGACGGACCTGGATAATGAGAACAAGTGGTGGAGGTTTTGAAAGTTGTCATTATTAACAAGTGAAAATAATAGTCATTTGTATTGAATATTATTATCATGTATTTTATCGTATTTTATTTTTTGTTTTTTCATAAAATATCAATTACAGCCTAATCAAATAGGTTGTACAATATACTAAAAGCAAGGACCTTGTTTATTACTATTATAATATTTAGCAGATGAATCACAAGTTTTTTTAGCTTTAAGTCTAGTTAGATAATCGCTATGATCCATGACCTTTGAAGAACAAAAATCTGTTTCAGCAATAATACAATATTTTATTTTAGCATCTTTACTACAAGGAGGATTATCAATAAAATGTTGTTTCCATTCAGATTTCAACTCTTGACAAGTTTTTTTAGATTTTTTACAATTATTAGTTAAATCATCAATTACAATAGTATAAGATTTATTAAATCCATTATCGTGTTTTAAAATTTCATTACCATTTTGAGAATGTTCGATAAGTTCATGATTAATATCTTTATAACATTCAAAGCTATTTATAGAATTACTAACCGTAGTTCCATCTTTTTTTGATCTAGTTTTGCGCATAGCCGAATATGTTTTAACGGATGGATTAATAGTATTATTTTCTATGATACAAGTATTAGTTAACTTATTAGGATAATAATTATGAGTTACAGAATTAATAGAAAACATACCTTTATTATACAAATTAAGTTTATTTTGTGCTTTAATTTTCATTGAAATATTAGCATTGTTGTTATTAAACATAATAGGTGGATTATTGATATTAGATACTCGTTTATTTTGATAATATTTATGCATGAGAAATATATAGAGTACTATAATATAATATTATAATAAAAAAAAATTGATTCAAAAATAATAATAATAATTATAATTATACAAAAATAATAATATATTATTAAATTTTAAAAATGGAAAACAGTAAGAGATCATTCAAAGATATTGTAAACAAAAATAACGGTTTAAATAAAGAGAGTGATAGAAACGGAATGTTGAAAGGATGGGTTTATTTTAATAAAAATGAATTGAACAAAAAATATAAAAAAGAAGATTTAAAAAAATCAAAAAAAAGAAAAGAAGAAACAACTAAAGAAATATTAAATTTTTATAAGAAATTAAGTATTAGATGGAATAGATATAGAGATGAAATAAACGATTTAATAGGTGACATATCACCATTTATAAATTATAAAGATGATATAAAAAAAACGGTACAAGAAGAAAATATGATATTAGAAGAAATTTATAATGAATCAAAATGTTATATGAGTTCAAGTGATGATGATTTATTTTATTTAAAATAAATAAATAAATAAATAAATTAGTTTTTTTTATTATTTTTCAATATAAACATAATTATAAACATAATTATAAACAATATATAAATTATGGAAAATATAAACAATAACAAATTAAGTATAAAATATTTTTTATGTGCAAAAAATAATTTAATTTCAGTAGAAACAACAAATGATTACTATATTAAAAATAACATTTTAAAAAAAAAAGAATTAAATATCATAATTGATAGAATATATAATTATTACAAAAAATATGATATAAAATATATTTTAAAATCAAATATAACAGAAAATGATATATTAAAAAATGATTCAAAAATAATAATATGTAATGAAATATCAAATATAACTTATGAATTAGATAGTAATTTAAACACTTTGATTTTTGTTTTAGATAAAAAAACAAAAGAGAAAAATAGAACAAAAAAAATAATAGAATAAATATATAATTTATGACAAAAAAAAAGCTTTATAATATTTATTTTATATAACATATTAATAAATGAGATATATATTAGATAATATAACAAATATATTTTACCGAAATAGAAGAACTAGAATGCATAATATCGATATATCAAATAATATATCAAATAATATATCAAATATATCAAATATATCAAATATATCAAATATATCAAATAATATATCAAATATATCAAATAATATATCAAATATATCAAATAATATATCAAATATATCAAATATATCAAATAATATATCAAATGATATATCATATATATCAAATAATATATCAACTAATATATCAACTGATATATCAAATATAGCAAATAATATATCAAATAATATATCAAATAATATATCAACAGATATATCACATATAGCAAATAATATATCAAACGTTTTAAATTTATTAAACTTATTAACTTTTTCAAATTTAGTAGATATGTCATATATTTTAAATAATTACGATATATCAAATACAAATTTATCAAATATATTAGATATATCAAATACAAATTTATCAAATATATTAGATATATCAAATACAAATTTATCAAATTTATCAAATTTATCAAATTTATCAAATATATTAGATATATCAAATATATCAAATACAAATTTATCAAATATATCAAATACAAATTTATCAAATGTATTAGATATATTAGATATATTAGATATATTAGATATATCTAATATAGATTTATCGAATAACGCTAGATCAGGCTATATAAGTTATAGATATATACCAGAAAGATTTAATTTAGATAATTATAATTATGATATTGAAGAAATATTAAATATAAGTTTAAATGAAGAAAAAAATAAATATAAAAAAGTGGTAAAAAATGAAACCTTAAAAAATATAACAAAAGATATAAAATATAATAAAGCAAAATATGATATTCAAACAATTTGCCCAATTTCTCAAGATAAATTCCAAGAAAACGAAGAAATAATCGAACTAATATGTGGACATTATTTTAATAAAGAAGCAATATTTAAATGGTTATCAAATGAAAATAATGTTTGTCCAGTTTGTAGATACGAATTTGAATATATAGAAATAGAAAATATATAATATTAAGGAGATAATAAGGAATTAAAAACATGGATAAAATCTGTTTTAGAATCATATAACGATTTTAAAATATCATTTTCTATAAAAAAATAGATATCAACATTATATTTTTTAAAATAATTAATCATAGTTTCCTTAAAATATATATAACTTTGTTTTTTATTAAATTTTTCACTATTAAAGAAGTTATAAATATATTTGAAAAAATTAAAATGATTTTTATATAAAAATTTTTTAGTATATATAGGATTAATATTAACAAATAAATATTTTATGAAAATATCATTAAATATTTTAATATCATGAATGGTAGATATATTATTATAATTAGTTAATAAATAATCTAAAAAATTAAATATAACAGAATATGAATCGATATTATAAAGAATATCATTAGAATAAATATGATGAACGACATCATCAATAAGAGGAAATGAATTAATATTAGAAAATTTGTACAAAAAATCTTGCAAAAATTGGGTGTACATGATTCTAATTTTATGAAAATCGAATTTATTATTAGATATATATTGATAATATTCAAAATCATATGCAATAATAGTTGCAATAAATTTATCAATATAAGTTTTATTCAAAAAATTGGGAGTATTATTATAGGATGTATAATAATATAATTGTAAAAATGATTTGTATTTTAAAATATAATGAATAAATCTAACACTAAAGGAGTCATGTGTTCTTTCAGGTTTAAACCTGAATTTATTAAAATATGAAAAAAAATTATGATATGAAGTTTCATCTTTAAAATTAATATTGAAAGATCTACCGAAATCAATAATAATAGGTAAATTATGATTATTAGTATTAATCATAATATTATTATAATGTAAATCATTATGAACAAGATTAATTTTATAAATCTTGTATATAGATTTTTGTAAATAAAAAAAATTAATAATAGTTTGTTTAAAATATAGAAAAGTATTATTTTCATATAATAAAATAGTTTTATTATAATTAAAGAATTCTTTAAGAGTATAACCAGGTATATATTTATAAATAGCGATAGAAAATAATAAATCTGATTTATTGTTATAATCATTCTGTTTTTCAAAATCTTGAAAAAAAGTGCAATTTTCTTTATCAAATAAAGAGAGGTTATTAATTTCATTTAAATTTTTAATACATTTTTTCAAAATGATTGAAAAATGTTTATTATAAGAGTATTCTTCATAGTTATATTTAATTAGACTAGAAGCACGCTGTTCATTGTTAGAATATATATTATGAAATTGCAATTTAGAAACATGTTTCTTGTTCATATATTTATCTAAATTACAAGAAAACAAAGGTGGACCATGTACACATCCATCTACACCTTCGCCAACTAATTTACCACCCCGAATAAGCATACTATGATTAATATTCATTTTTATATAATATAATTAAAATAATATAATATAAAAAATGAAAAATAATAATAACAAAGAAATTTATATATTAAATTCAAAATACAATTATAATAGTTTAAAAGAAGTTTATGAAAATTTGTTGATATTGAATAAAATTCCAAAAGGTAATTTAAAAAATTATATAATAAAAAAAAAATTTACACAAATAAATAACTCAAGCGTTAGTAAATATGATTGTGATTATATAATATATAACTTGTTAAATAGTAATGAATATTTGAAAATAGAAGATTTAAATAATATAATATGTTATTTAATTGAAAATGATTATTCAATTATTAATAATATAAATTCAAATAAAAATTCAAATAAAAATTTACCAATTTTTTTTACAAAAATTGATATAAATTAAGAATATATTATTATATAGAAATATTAAAGAATAGTATGGATAATAAGATTGACGAACAAGAATATTATAACTCATTATCTGATATAGAAAGAACCGCATTAAGAATTGCAAAAATAAAATTAGGGTCATCATTTATTCCAGTGAAGACAATAGGTTATATGAAATATATAAAAGAATTAAATGAAAAAAAAAACGTAAAGAAAATAGATACTTAAATATTTTAATGGATACCTGAATATATGAATAAAATAATAGAAATAATACCAAAAAATAAAGCAAATATAGAATATAAATTATATTTTTCTTTAAATACAAACAAACCAATTAAAAAAACAACAAAGAAATGAATAAGATGCCATGTAATATTAACAAAAATCAAATTGTGAAAATTAATTATATATGATAGAAAATATCCAATAAAAGCATATAAAAAAACAGGAAAAATTAAAATAAATTTTTTTTTTAACATAAATTGTGCTGATATTTCAAAAAATACAATCAAAAATACAAATAAAAAATATATATATATATTCATATATATATTATAAATTTTTTAAATCTTTCCAATAACTATAATCTATACATTCGAAAGAGTCAGTCAATTTATTTTTATTTAATTTGAAAAATACAGTACTAAAATTATAAGCTAAATAATTATTATAGTTAGAATTTTGATAAATATCTTTAATTATAGTATTAGAAAAATCAATTAATATATTATCGGAAATATCATATAAAATATTTTCAACAAATTTACATTTATTATCATCACAATAATGAAATTTATTACTTGATGTATCATAAACAGATAAACAAGATAAATTTTTATCAGAAATATCTTGAAAAAAAAATTGAATATCACCAATATATTTAAATCTATTTTTTTTATATTCAGCTTTATAAAATTTATCTTTATTGTTATTAGGTTTTTTATAGAATACTAAATCCTTATCCTTATCCTTATCCTTATCCTTATCCTTATCCTTATCATTATCATTATCATTATCATTATCATTATCATTATCATTATTATCATTATTATCAATAAATAATTCAGAACAATTATAAAATTTAGAATATGAAGAAGCTATAGAATCAAGATATTCATAATTAAGAATAGTATGATTATTAGTATAATAAGTAAATAACCCATAATGAAAATCATAATTTAATATAACGAACCCTTTAGGGGTTAATTCTATTATAAAATTTGAATTTAAATTATCTAATTTGTAATTAGAATTGAATGTTAAATCGTAAAATTTATCGCAGTAAGAAATGTAATTTAAATAAAGGTTTTCGGTATCAAAATCATTATAAATTTTAGTATAAATAAATGATATATATATAAAAGCAGCGGTAGGGATAGCGAAAAGACCAAAAATATAAAATAAATAAAATAAAATAATAGAAATCATTATATCAATTATAAAATAATATATATTTAAATATTAATAATATTAATAAAAAAATTGATAAAGAAAAAATATAATATGTAATTTTGAATTAAACTAATTTGATTATTATATATATTAAAAAATGGAAAATTATAAAACAAAATACTTAGAAATATTAAAAGAATTAGAATATTATAATAAAATACATGAAAAAAATTCAATAAAAGCAACAAAATATAAAAATGCAATAGAAGAATTGGAAGAATTAGAAGAGATAAATTCAATAGACGATATCAAAGATCTAAATAATATAGGGAAAGCGATGACAGAAAAATTAGATGAATATATAAAAAAAGGAAAAGTAAAAAATTTAGAAAACTTGAGAGAGAAACATGGTACATCAGATTATGAAACATATAAAAAAAACGAAGAAGAAAAAAAAATATTTACAAAAATCCACGGTATAGGAGATGTAATGGCACAAAAATTAATAGATAAAAATATAAAAACGATAGCAGAATTAAAAGAAAGACAAGACGAAGAAGTAGATGGTAAAGGAAAAAATAAATTAAAACTATTAAATGATGCGCAAAAGAAAGGTTTAATATATTATGAAGATTTACAACATAAAATACAAAGAGAAGAAATAGATAAATATAAAGAAATAATAGAAGAAGAGTTTAAAAATTTATTGATTGAAAATAATTTGAATAATACAGAAAACAAACTAGAAATAGTAGGTTCATATAGAAGAAAAAAAGCAGAATCAGGAGATATAGATGTAATAATGAAATTTGAAAAAGAAAATTTATTAGAACAATTTATAAATAAATTGAAAAAAAAAGAAATAATAAAAGAATTATTGACAAATGGTGAGAAAAAAATAATGGCAATAACTCAACTAAATTCAAATGATAAATTTAGAAGAATGGATTTTTTAGTAAGTGATCCATACGAATATGCATTTGCAATATTATATTTCACAGGTTCAAAAGATTTTAACAAAGCAATGAGATTATATGTATTATCAAAACAATTAACTTTAAACGAACACGGTTTATATATTTTAAAAAATAAAACAAAAGGTGATAAAATAAAAGAAATATTAAAAACAGAAGAAGAAATATTCAATTATTTAAAATTAAAATATATAGAACCAGAAAAAAGAATAAACAAACATAGTTTAATAGTAATAGAAGCAGAAAAATCAAAAGAAACAGAGAAATCAAAAGAATCAGAGAAATCAAAAGAGAAAAAAAAAACAACAACATTAAAAAACAATGAAAAAAAAAAGGAAGAAGAAAATAAAAAGAATTTGAAAAAATTCAAAGAATCAGGAATGATAATTTTAGAATCATTGTCAGAAAATGAATTGACATCAATGTTAAAAATAGCAATAAATAATTATCATAATTACGAAGATGATACATCAGAAGAATCAATATTAGATGATGATCAATATGATATATTACAAGAATATATTTTAAAAAAATATCCAAAAAATGAAATAGCAAAAAATAATATAAATAACATACTAACAAAAAACAAAGTAAAATTACCATATGAAATGTATTCAATGAACAAAATAAAAGCAGATACAAACGAGATAGAAAAATTCAAAAAAAAATACGAAGGTCCATACGTAATAACATGTAAATTAGACGGAATAAGTGCACTATATATAAAAAATAAAAATGAAAAAAAATTATATACACGAGGAAATGGAATATATGGACAGGATATAAGTAATTTAATAGAATATATAATGAAAGACGATGATAAAAATGAAGAAGATGATTTAGTATTAAGAGGTGAATTAATAATGAAAAAGAAAATTTTTGAAGAAAAATATAAAGAAAAATTTTCAAATCCTCGTAATCTGGTAGCAGGGATAATAAATAAAAAAACTTTAGATAAAGAATTGTTAAATGATATAGATTTTGTAATTTATGAAGTAATAAAACCAGAATTAAAACCAAGTAAACAATTAGAATTACTAGAAAATAAAAAATTAAAAACGGTAAAATATGAAATAAATAATAATATAAATAACAAATATTTATCAGAAATTTTAATAAATACAAGAGAGAATTATAAATATATGATTGATGGTATAGTTTGTACAAATGATGATATTTATAAAAGACAAAGTAAAAATCCTGATCATGCTTTTGCATTTAAATTAGTATTATCAGAACAAGAAGCGGAAGCAAAAGTAATAGATGTTTTATGGACAGTATCAAAAGATGGTATTTTAAAACCAAGAATAAAAATAGAGGCAATAAAAATAGGAAATGTAAATATAAATTATGCAACAGGATTTAATGCAAAATTTATAAAAGATAATAAAATAGGGGTAGGTGCAATAGTAAGAGTAATTAGAAGCGGCGATGTAATACCATATATAAAAGAAGTAAAAAAAGGCGTGGATGATATATTATTTCCAAATGAAGAATATGAATGGAATGAAACGAATGTTGATATAATTTTAAAAAATAAAAAAGAAAGTAAAGAAGTAAAAATAAAACAGATAGCAAAATTTTTCAAAGATTTAAATGTAGAAGGTCTTGGTGAAAAAAATATAAAAAAAATAATAGAATCAGGCGGAGATTCAATAGAAAAAATACTAGATTATACATTAGAGGATTTTCTGAAAGTTAAAAATTTCAGAGAAACAATGGCAACAAAAGTTTATAAATCAATTATAAAAGAAAAGAAACGCGTATCGTTAGTAAAATTAGCGGAAGCAAGTGGTGTATTTGGTAGAAATTTTGGAGAAAAAACTTTAAAAATAATTTTAGAAAGTTCAGAAAAAATAAAAACAACAATATTTGACAATTCAATAGAAAAAAATGAAAAAATAAAAATATTAAGCTCATTGGATAATATAGGAGAAAAAACAGCAAAACAATTTGTTGATAATATAGATAATTTTCTAGAATTTTTAAAAAAAACAAATTTAGAATATAAATTAAAAAAAGAAAAATCAAATAAAGAAGAAAAATCAAATAAAGAAGAAAAATCAAATGAAAATAAATTAAAAAATAAAAAGATAGTATTATCAGATTTTAAAGGAGAAAATATAACAAAAAAAGAATTAATTGAAAAATTAGAAAAATTAGATATAATAATTGAAAAATCAATAACAAATTCAACGAGTATTTTAATAACTGGAAATAAAGCAGAAAAAACAAAAAAAATAGAAGATGCAACAAAAAAAAATATAACAATAATGAAATTAAATGAATTTTTAAAAGAATATAATATCAATCAAAAATATTAAATTTATATGAACTATCATGAAATAAATCATTAGAAATAATATTATACACATCACCTTCTGGTAATTTATAATTCAAAATATTCAATAAATTATATTCACTTTTTAACAAAATATCACTATTTAATCCAACAATTTTTTCTTTAAATTGATCAGTAATCCATTTAAATGAAAATAGATAATCATCAGTAAGTAATTTTATAGATAAATTACAAATAGCTAACCATAAAATACGAAATGTATATGTTTTAATAATATATAAATTTTCAGAATTAATAATAGAATGCAAAATAACATATGCAGTAATAATTTCTTTAGAACACATATTAATATTATTAGCAATATAAGTAATATAATGAGAAATACTTAAAGAATCAATAGTTTTATAAAAATTATTTTGAGAGTCATACCACAAGAAATTATTAAAATAATTATAATCAAAAATAGTATGAATTCTTTCATCAAAACAATTAAATTTAGAAAAATGATTATTACTTTTTTCGAAAAACTGTTTAATATTAATAGATATATTTTTAATGATAATTTGATCACGATAATTTCGCTTATCAATAAATTTAATATTATCATTATAATTAAAGATAGGTAAAAATAAAGATTTATATGACTTAGATTTTTTCCAATTAAATTTATTATTATTATTATTATTATTATTATTATTATTATTATTATTATTATTAAGAATATTCTTATCAAATTTATTGATAGATTTAAATTTATTTTTGTTATGATAATTATGATTATCAATATCACTATTACATAAATATTTCATAAGAGCTTTATATATATATATATATATATAAGTATAAAATATGATGTATAATTATAATAAAAAAAAAATAAACAAATCAATTATATAAAAAAAGTTTTTTTATACTTTTGATATATAAAATATTATTTTATAAATAATAATAATAGCTAAAAAATTATTAGGAATTATTAGATGAAGAAGATGCATCAGAAATGTTTTGAAAATTTGTATCAATTAATGTAGATTGTGAATTACAATAAAGATGATTAGATTTTTTACTATATTTAATAAACTCGAACTTATAATACTGGCGTAAATTATCATATTTAAAATAATCATCAAGACATTCATTATCATATAATTGAACAATACACATAACAGATTGTGAATAATTTATACTGATTTTAGAAAATAATAAGTTAACATGTGGAATAAGATTATTGAATTGATATATAAATTCAACAACTTTATCATAAAATAAATGATAATCGGTGCAATCAACTGCTTCTTTTTTATCATAAATATTGTTAGCATATTCTAAAATAGACGCGAATCCTTCAATTAAAACAACACTAATTAATTCATAAATATGAATAATTTCCATAGATTTTTTTCTAGATTTATCATTTTTAATAATTTTATTAGAAAGTAATTCTTTAGATACAATATTTCTAATATAAGCAACAGTAATTTCGTCATAATTTTCTAATTGATTTACTTGTGTTCTCATATTAATTAAATCAATATTATTAAAATGACTGGCTAATCTATGTAAATTAGAAATTATTTTAGAAATTAAAAGTGGATTATAAAAGACCGTTTTTTTATATTTTTCAATAAATTTCGAATATTGTAAAATATGAACATTAGTGGTCATATGTTTAATAAGTCGATTAATATTTCTAAAACTGAAAGCATCAACTAATCCGCCACATAGAACATCATGTGGGTTTCTAATATTTAAATTATTAGTATTATTAATATAATCGGTAAAATGAGGATTATGAATTTGATTAGTAATAATGATTTTATTAGTATTCCAATTAAAAGTAGTATGGCAAATAGTGCACCACATTTGATCACATCCAGCGATTTTAAAAATACGTGTTCCACATTTAGGACAGGGTCTAGTTTCTTTCTTAATATTTTTAGTGCTTTCAACATCAGCAGGATTACAAATATGAGTATCTTTCAACGATTTATCAATACCGATTGACAAGTGACAATCCTTACAGACATTAATTTTACATATTTCACATTTATATTGTGATGACAAAAATCCTTTACATTCTTCAGCGGGGCATGGCATAATAAATTGTTTTCTTTCAATTTCAAGTTCATTATTGTCATTAATATTATACATTTTATTTTTCAAATTTCTGAGTTGTTTTTTATAATCATAAATAGTATTATTAATATTTTTAATTTCTTTGTATAATACAGTAATATTTTTAAACATATCATTATATTGTGTAGTCAATTCTTCTTTTTCAATTTGTTGTGAAACCAATAACATAAGTTGAGGTGTTCTAGAAATTTGTCTATCAACTAAAACAGTTTTGCGCCAATTTTTAAAATCTTTATCAATAAAAGTTTTATTAAGATTTTCAATTATAAATTCATATTCCCAGGGTTTTTTGCAGGCCATACAGTGTGGGTCATTAGTGGTGGATAACAAATAAGTCCTAACACATTTTTTACATGCCTGATAAGAACAGTCACTATGTATACATACAATTTTAAAATGTTTAGCTTTGTTGTATTTTTCACAACAAATATTACATTCAGTCATTAGAATAAATAAATATATAAATAAGATAAATATAACAAAAAAAGTTTCAATTTTATGTAAAAATAAAATAACCGACTAGCATAGATGAGTATTGATATGATTTTTATATAAAGAATACAATTTATTTTTAAAAGCGATTTTGACATCGTTTTTAAAATTAGTTCCGAGTATTTTTTTTAAATTAGTGAAATATATTTTAGTAAATACTTCATCATTAATTTTAGATTGATTAATAGAGTACCATACTTTAAGAGTATTCAATAATTTAGTATTAATAATTCCAAAAAAATAGTCATTGAATATATTATCGAACTGAATCCATCTAGAATTATTAGTATCAGATTTATATGATGTATAAATAAATAAAATATTTTTATAGTTATTAAAAGCTCTAAATGGCAAAGATGAAAGATCAAATGATGAAATATATGATTGAAAAATATGAGATAATCCAATAATATAATCGTCTTTGAATATATAGTCAATATTAGAAACGTCGATTTGAATATTAGTTAAGAAAATTTGGAAATCTTGAATATTATTATATTTAAAATTTAAGAATTGAATAATATCAAGTTGTGTTTGATTATTTTTAATAGATATTTGATTATTTTTAATAGATTTTTTAATATAATTTAAATCATTTTGTAGGTTTTCATATTTGAAAGTAAGATCAATAATCATTTTATACATTTCTTGTGGACATTGGATAACTTCCATACAAGAATACTAAAAATAATAGTAAAATAATATAAAAATCAATTTTAAAAATAAATATAAATGTAAATATTATATGACATACAGTTTAGAAAATATAAAGATAACAAATGAAAATGGATTAAATTCAAAAACTTATAGTAACATAAGATGTTTGAATGATAATTCGTCGAATCATTATTTAATGTCAAATAAAAACGAGGCATATATAAATAAAAATAAAAATTCAGATTTGATAAAAATATATTCAAATAGCAAAGCAGAATATTTAATAAATCCTTTAAACAAATGTAATATACAAAATCATATAGATAATAATGAAAAAAAAAACAAATTATTTAGAATAAAACAAAGTTCAAGAAATCATGGATATAATGAAAAATTAACTAGTGAAGAAAACAGATCAAATATTTATAAATCAATAAATAATCAAAATAAAGTATCATCATCATCGTATACGTCGGAATTAAAATCAGTAGTAGTTGGAAAACCAGATAAATATATAAAAAATAAAAAATTTATACATAACCAAAGCGATGCAACAATAAATAAAAATGAAAATGTAGAAGAGTTAAATAAAAGAATAAAAAGTTCATATTTAAGCCCAGATAATTCAACAAAACATGGCTCATATGATAGATACTTGTCAAAATTGAAAGGAAAGGTTTATACAAAAAATTTAATAAATTCAGAAGTAAAGTTCGATGATGGAAATTCAATAATTAAAAAAACAATATTATTTAATATGAATTGTAGAAATTGTAGATAATTAAAATATAAAACTATATTATATAAACCAAAAAAAAAAATGTTCAAAATATACAATCAAAACCAAAATCATTTATCAAATATAGTAACAAATAATAACAATAATATCCATATAAATGTGAAAAAACAAACAAATATTTTATTTAATATAAATTCAAGTAGAAATTGTCAAAAATTAAAATTTCAAGGGAATGTAAAATGTGTATCATGCGGTGGTACAAGATAACCATAAATAATAATAAGTTTACAAATTTTTAAATAAACTTATTATTATAAATCAGTAATATCAAAAAAAAGCATTAAAAAACAAATGAAACAAAAGATAAAAATAATTGAAATTTATTTAAACATTTAAGATTATTATTAATAATAATAATATATGTTTTTTAATTATATAATTTTAGAATTATTTAAAATTAATAACATGATTTTTAACATGTATAATAAATATACAATTAGAGAAGATGAAAATGAAAATGAAAATGAAAATGAAAATGAAATAAAAAAATTTAAAAAAATTCAAGATTTAGGGTTAGATTTATTTATAAAAAAAAACAGAGACTATGGTAAAGCGTATTCAAAATATGGCGCAATAGGAGTGTTAATTCGCATAAATGATAAAATATCAAGATTACAAACCATTACAAAAACCAAAATATTTTTAGTAAATGATGAATCATTGAAAGATACATTAATTGATTTACATAATTATAGCGCGATAGCTTTAATGGAATTAAATAAAGAATAAAGATAAAATAAAAATTTAAAAAAATAAGAAAATATAGTATTATAAAAGTATGAATACATATAATTTAGACATAAATAAATATAATAATAATGAATTAGAAAATTTATTAAAATTAAAAAAAAATTATAATATAAAAGAGTTAGGTAATGCAAAAAACAAAATATTAAATAATTTAAGCAAGAAAGAAGGTATGGATGATAAAAAAGCATCACTAGAATTATTTTTAGATAATATTTACAACAAATTATCAAACAAATTAAAAGAAATACCAAATGATAATAACAATAAATTAGAACAATTTGATAAACATTTTATAATACAAAATCAGAACAAAGGATATTCAATATTAGATAACAATCAGCCGATAGAAAAATCAATTATAAAAAAAACATACAATATAGATAGTCAGTTTAGAAAAAATTATTTGGAAACATCAACTAATTATACCTTAGATTTACCAGAAAAAATCCAAAAAGTAATAACAATGTCAATATCATCAATAAATATTCCTTTAACATATTATAACATAAGCGATTATAACAAAAACAATATTTTAAGTATATATTCAATAGAAAGAAATACCGAAGTCTCAGAAAAAGTAGGAGAGTGGGTAGCAGATATAGAATTAACCAATGGCATATATACAAATGAAAATATAATAGATGAAGTACAAAATCAAATATACGGAACAGATTTAAGTAATGTATTACAATGTGGGATAGATAAAACGACTGGTTTAGTATATTTTGTATTATCACCAATAATAATTATGTCTAATAATGATTATGGTGTATTATCAGATAAAAATAATGAGAAGTTCAATGTAGTGTATACCGATATAAGCAATAGCCCCTTATTAAATGCAATATATTTAGATAAATTTGGTAACTTATTAGAGGATTATACAGACATTACTAGTGAGCAAGAAGTGGGGTTTTACATAAAATTAAACTATTCAGATTATCCATTTGAAAAAAGAAATTGTACAGATACAAACACTAATTGTTCATCTAAAAAAGAAATATATGATGATAGAAGAGTAATACAACAAAAGCAATTGACTCATATGTTAGGGTTACAACAAACGGACAACTCTTTAATAGAAGATGATACCATAAAAAAAATTGATTTTAAAAGAATAACTGTAACAAAACCAACCGATTGGGTATATAAAGGAACACAGATTAGGACAACATATTCAGATTTAAAAGTAGACGCCTCTTACAAAATTAGTGATATTAACAAACCAGTGGATGTGGAGAGCATGCCTTCAACCGAAAAAGCATATCATATATATACACCAACAAAATATGGTTTAAAAGACAATGAAAATTTTGGTTCATTACCTTGTTACATATCTTATGCAAAATATGTTTACATAGCAATAGATGATTTTCAAGCGAATTCAAAAAATTATTTTACTTTAGCAACAGAATCATTATTATCACCAAATATAATAGCTAGAATAAATATAGGGATGTTATTAGAAGAAAAAAAAAAGAATAATAGCAATTTGATAAATACAGGGGCAGCAATAGATTTTTTAACAAATCAAAAAAACATAAGAGAATATTTTGGACCAACGAATGTAAGCAGATTGAAAATTTCTCTAATAGATGAGTATGGTGAATTATTAAATTTAAACGATAGAGATTGGTCATTTTTATTAACGTTTGAATGTTTATATAATTAAATACAAAAATAATCAAATAATATCAGAAAATAAACGATTTTTAACAGCTTTTTTAGCATTCATAACAAATCCGTTATCTAAATAATAAGAAATTTTATTTAATTTAATTTTATTATTAGTAACCATATTAAATAAACCAATAATAGTGTTTTTAAAATCATTATCGGCGTAATTAGATTGAATACAATTATTCCAAAAATTGTCTTTTAATTGATTAATAGTAACGGTAACATTTTTGCCAATATAACTATACTGACATAATGAACATAAAAATATATATATATCAGAAATATCTCCATGCGCAATACTGACTAATGGAATATCAGAAGATTTAAAAATTTCGATATTATTAAGCAATGCTGACAAATAGCCATAATTATGTGGGGTTTTATTAAATTTGTTTTCATTAATATGTATATAAATAAAAGTATCATTTAATTTAAAAGCATAATTAGATTTTAATTGTAAAATAATATTTTTAAGTTTTCTTATATTATCATCATTAATGATAGTATTAAAATAAATATGATTATCAATACAATACAAAGAAGAGTCATAAATATTATGATCAAACAATTTACATTTAAAAAAATTAGAAAATTCATCATATTTTCTTTTTTTTACATTATAATAATTGTCAGTATCAAGAGATAAATTTTTATACATATTATATAAGTTTTATGAAATAATAATATTATAATATAATAATAATATAATATTATAATTTCAATTTATATTAATATTAATATAAAAAATTAAATTTTATAATGAATTTACCAAATAAAAAAATGTTAGTTTATAATAAAATTGAAATGATTTATTATTATAATATATACAATAATAATATAAAAAGATAAAATAAAATAGATAAAATGACATCTAGTTCTGTAAAGACGGTTTCTTTGTACATTCCAATTGTTTCAAAAAATATTACAGAATATTATGTTAAACAACAATTCTTTCAACATAAGATTGGATCTGTACAAAATGTAGATTTTGTTTTTAATAATCAAAAAAATAGACGGGAAGCATTTATTCATTTCAAATGTTGGTTTGATAATAAAAAAGCAAAAGATCTTCTTTTAGATATCAAAAATGAAGAAACCAAGACCCAGTTTATCTATTATAACAAAAAATTCTGGCCACTTTTAATTAACAAAAGTTCAAAAGATTCAAAAAATGAAAATTATGTAATTGAGAAAAAGGAAAATATGAATGTTAAACAAGTTAAAGACCAATTGCAAGATCAACCTCATGACCAAAACCAAGTTCAAAACCATCTAAAAGAAAAACTAAAAGAAGAAAAACTAAAAGAAGAAAAACTAAAAGAAAAAGAAGAAGAAGAAGAAAAAGAAAAAGAAGATTTACCTAGCCATACTATTGTATCAAGTAAAAAAATGCGACCATAAAATAGCAAATATTATGATAAAATATAAGTTTTAACTAATATTTATAAATATTAAAGACCATGGTAAAAAATGCAATAAACAAATATTATAATTTTTTTATATAATAAAAAAAAATTATAATATTTTGTTTGTAATATTTTTTTCATTTTTAATTATTTGATTAATTATTGAAATAAAATGTTTTCTAAAAAACGGCTTATCATCATGTAGTATTTTTTTTAATTGAATAATAGAAAACCATTTAATTTCAGATTTTTCAAACAACCCATTATTAGCAGTGGCTATATTATATAATTTTTCTTCTATAAATTTATTTTGATTATTAAAATATATTGGTAAATTAATATCATAATCAATATTAAATAAAAAAGAATGATAGGTATCATCATTATTTGAAATATTACATAAAAGATGTTGATCTACTTTATTTTTCAATATTTTAAAATCACCAAGAAGACCATTTAATTCTTCAACTCCTTCTCTTATAGCAGTGTAATAAGGGTTATTAATTTCAAATTTATTTTTTTTATCTACACCGCCGCCAAAATCACACCATAAATTTTTTTTATTTTCTTTAAATCTTTCTTTTCCAAGTAAAACAAATAAGGTTTCTTTATAAATAGCAATAGGCATTATACCAGCACCCATACAAAATATAATATATTATATACTTATAATATAGATAAAAATATATTTAAATATATTTAAATAATATTAGACTAATTTAAATATAATTAAAATCTTAATAAATTTTTTTATGAAGATATTATTCAAAACTTGTACGATAGTGTGAGGTTATTTTATTTGATTAGAAATAAAATAAAATAAATTTTTATAAAGATATAATATCATTAAGGTTATTAGATGATATATCATCTAAATAAGTATTAGTATAGATATTATGTAAATCATTATTATTTTTATAAAACGTATTATTCCAATCTAAAATACTATCAAAATTATATTTTTTTGCATAATAGTTGGATATAGACAATACCTTTTTATTATCAATATTATATGAATAGGCGGAAAGATTTTTCCAAATAACAATAAAATATATTAAAAGATCAAACAAATATTTATTTAATACAATATTATGTGTAATACAATATTTTAAAAAATAAATTAAAAAATTAATCTTATCTAAAAAGTGTAAATTTTTTGCATTATCAAAAAAATTGTCGTAATTATTACAGTTATTAATACAAATATCTATAGTGCAATTTAGATTAACATAATTATTATTATCATATAACTTATTATCATATAAATTTTTATCAGTAGCGGTGTGACATTCATACATATATTGAAATATAGCACGTTTATCAAGTGTAATTTTATTTTCTTTTTTAATAACCGAAATAACAATATCTAATAATTTACTATAATCACCTACATCAGAATACATAATAAATTCTTTGGTGAACTCCATATAATAATTTTTGTTACAATATCCAAAATCTAATATAACTATTTTAATATTATCAAATGAAACATATGACATATCTAAATTATTATTAGAAGAATCATGAATAATCATCCAATTAGCAATATGTAAATCATTATGAAATATAGATTTAGATAAAAGCATATCAAGATTAAATATTTTGAAGATAGCATATATATTAGTTTTGAAATATTCTGAATATTCAAGTTCTGAGAATAATAGACCATCATAAAACTCCATAATTAAAATATTTTTACTAGAAAATATAGATTGAGGAATAACAATTATTTCATTATCTTTATAGAATTCTTTGAATAAAGTCATATTATAAGATTCATTATTAAGGTCAGTTTGTTTATAAAAATCGTTATAAATAGTAATAAAATCAAATGGTAATATATATTTTTTAAATATATTGAATTCAGTAATATATATATATATATCAATAATTTTTTTAAACCATATGAATTGATAACAAATATTAGGATGAATAACTTTAACAGCAACGTATTTATTTAATTCTTTATGATAACATTTATATACTTGAGCAATAGAGCCAGATTTAACAGAAAAAGATTCGTCAAGAATCATAACATCATCAAAAGAAGATTTATACTCCTGATAAAATAAATTTTTAGTATACTCAAATGAATGAATATAACAATTATTATAAATATTATTGAATATATCAAAAATAATACAATTTGTTTTTTTATCGGTAACAAATATGTTATCAAATACACTTAAAAACCACTGGGTAAATTTAATCATAGGCGCACCATTGATATTAATAATTTTGAATAACAAATGAAGAAGATAATAATTAAAAGAAGAAGATAATTTATAATAAATATAATTAATTGAGAAGACAAAAAGAAATGTCAAAAAATAAGAAAAATATAGAATATATAAAAATATCATAATAACCTAATATTATAATAATAATATAATAAGTATTTAAATAAATGATCATTATAATTTATAATTTATAATGTCTATATTAGATAAAATAATAAACATATCAAAAAAAAAAGTAGAAGAACAATATGCTGAACATCTCGATATATCAAAAAAATTAAAATTATCAGAATTGGAATTAAAAGATATTTTAATAAATACTTTTAATAATAATAATTGGAAAGATGGAATTAGAAAGGAATTAAAAAATGAATTAAAGAATGAATATCCGAAATCATCAGTTGAAAATATATTATTAGAAATTCATCAAGATAAAAAAAAATATGTAGATATTATTAAAGATGAAATAATATCACAACAAAATAATAATACAAAAGAATTAGAATTAGACATAAAAAATAATAGTTTAAACATAAATATAGAATTAAATAATAATTATATTGTTATAAAAAACGTAAATGAAAACATATATGATAATGAAATATATGAAATAATAAATAAATACAAATTTATTTATAAAATAAATAATATAATATTAGAAGATTACGATAATGATACAAAAATAAAAAAATTAAAAGAAAATATAATAAATAAGGAAAAAGTAAAAATAACATTATATTATTTAAAAAATTGATAAACAAAAAAAAATAAAAAAAGAAGCGAATGTTAAAATTATGTGTAACAAGATTCAATAATATAACAAAAGAAGAGAATAATAATTGGAAAAAAAATAATAATCACATTGGTAGTATTTATGGTTCGCCTATTAAAATAAATTCAACAATATCACCAAATGAGAATATAATAATATTAGAAATGAACAATTCAACAAATAAAATAGAAGGAATTGGTATTATAAAAAATGTTTTATTTAAAAAAAATTATAAAATATACAAAGATAATAATTATAACAGATACATATATTATTCAAATAAACATTTTAATAAAGAAAATTTAACTAATAAATTAAAAAATTTATTAAACATTTTAGAACATTTTCTATTCAAAACAAAAAAACATTATAAAAGAGGTCATGGTATACAAGAAATTCCAAAATATTTACAAAATTCAAAAATATTAAATTTTACAAAATTAATAAATGAATCTTTAAAAGAAATTAAAATTTAATTATTATAATTAATTACTAAAATATATAACATGTGGATGTTGAAAGATGATAATTTTGAAGAAAAAACTATGAATGATTCAAGTACCATATTATCAAATATTACTAACAACAATAACAATAATAATGTTGATTTTGAAAAAACAAAAAATATATTAAATGATGATAATAATAATGATCATGATAATGATGATAATAATGATAATAATAATGATGATAATAATGATAATATAAATTTGAATATCAATGATTATACAAGAGAAGATTTATATAATATATTAGAATTGAAAAATCCAAATTCAAATGACATAAAAGTAAAAATAGCTTTATTAAAAAATACATTATTTAAAAAAAATAATAATGTTAAACAATTTTTATCTGAGGTTGAAGAAAAATTATTAGAGGAAAACTCCACGATAGAAGAATTTTCTAACATAATTCTATATAAAGAAAATAATAATAAAGAATATAAAGTTGAAGAAACAACAATGATAGATTCAATATCTTTACTAAAAAATGTAAATGCAGATGGTAATGATTTTGAAAATTCAAACACTATTTTAAAAGAAATAAATAATGATGAATATTTAAATAATAATATAAATTTAAATATTAATGATTACACAAAAGAAGATCTATATAATATATTAGAATTAAAAAATCCAACTTCAAATGAAATAAAAATAAAAATAGATTCGTTAAAAAATACATCATTCAAAGAAAAAAATAATGTAAAAAAATTTTTATCTGAGGTTGAAGAAAAATTATTAGAGGAAACCAGTTATATAGAACAATTTTCAAACTTGGATCTGTATCAAGAAAATAATATAGAAAATAATTATGAAGAAAATAATAATATAGAAAATAATTATGAAGAAGAAAATAATTATGAAGAAGAAAATAATTATGAAGAAGAAAATAATTATGAAGAAGAAAATAATTATGAAGAAGAAAATAATTATGAAGAAGAAAATAATTATGACGAAGATAGTAAAGATAATAAAGATAGTAAAGAATTAAAAGAATTAAAAGAATTAAAAGATATAGAAAATAATAAGATAACAAATAATATATCAGATGAATTATCAGTAGTAAATACTAGAAATCATTATTATTATCATTTCAATACAAAATATAGAGATAATAATATATTAAGTAAATCAACCAATTGTGAATTTACAATCCCACAAACAAATAATGTAGTAGAATTAAGATTAGCTTCGGTTCATAATTTAAAAAAACCTTTTTTAATAAATGAAGAAAAAAATAATAATAAATTTTGTATAAAAATTTATAAAATAAATTCAACTAATGAAGAAAAAATAATAACATTAGATGAAGGTTATTATGAAATATTAAATGAATTACAAAATGAAATAAATGAAAAATTAAAAGATATAAGTTTTATATCTTATAATATAAAAAAAAATAACAAATCAGAATTCATTTTAAATAATGATTATGAAAATGATATAGAATATATAGAAATAGATTTTACAAAATATTATACACCACCATATTCAGTAGATAATATATTAGGATTTGAAAATAAAATATACAAAATAATATTAAATGAAAAAATAATATCAGAAAAATTGATAAATAATAGTGATAATAATTTATTTTTTTGTCTAGATGAATATCAATCAGCTATAATAGAAACCCATCAAATATTAGCAAAAAACAATATTATAAATAATAAAGTTTTGGCAAGAATAAATAGTAGATCAGGTAATATTGCAAATAATTATACGATAAATGAAAATTATTCAAACACAATAAATAGAATAGATGGAATACGTAAATATAATGGACCAACAAATTTATTAAAATTAAAAACAAAAATAATTGATAGCTATAATAATATAATAGAATCGTATAATGATTACATGTTCACCTTTGAATTTATAATACTAGAAAAAACGTTATCAAAAATTTAAATTTAATAATTATTGAAACTGATTTTGATTTTGATTTTTATAAACATCTATAACATATTTGTTATCAACTATATCTGGAAATGTTTGAACATCAGGATCAAATTTTCTTTTAAATTTTCTTATAACACTTTTTAAAACAATTGGTGAATCTTGTTGTATTTTTTCATACTCTTTTAATGCCCAACTTGTAAATATCGGACAAGATTGTCGTTCATTTCTAGACATGCTTAATTGTAAAGTTATTGTTCTATAAAATGAACCATATTGTCTAGATATAGAATAATGTTGTGATGCGTTTTGTTCAGAATTATAAAATTTTTTAATAGATTGTATAGATGTGGATAATAACCCAATAGATCCAACAGAAAAAGTTAATATATTTCTGGTGTTTTCATCATGAAAACTAGATGTAACAAGTGATAAACTAGAAGCAAATGCAGTAATAATAATAGAAAAAATAGCCATATAATCAGCGAATAAATTCCACTTAATAGATGATTCAAAATGTAAATATTTTAAACCAGCGGCCTTCTCGCCCCATTTTTTCATTAATATCTCAATATTAGAATTCCAATTGGTAGCATTAATATCACTAATATTAGAATTATTATCACATATATTATCAACGCTAATACTAGAATTATCATCATCGAAATTTAAATTAACAGTATCATTATTATTATTATTATTATTATTATTATTATTATTATTCATTACGTATATTATGTACAAATATAATAGTTATTAATATATTATTAATTAAAAAAATAATAAATATATTTCAAATTATTTATATACATGAATATAGATTTAGAATATTACAAACAAGATTTAATAAATAATGGTTATACAATAATTCCAAATATTTTAAATGAAGAAGAAATAAACGAATACAAAACTGAATTTTTTTATTGGTTCAATAATACATCTAATTTGAAAGAAAACCATAATCTAATAGATTCAAATGGAATAATAAAATATTATGATATAGGTCATCAAAAATTTGTATGGAAAATAAGAATAAACAATAATATTCAAAATATTTTTAAATATTTATGGAACACCGATGAACTAATAGTATCATTTGACGGATGTTGTTATTATACCGACGATTATAATAAAAATGATACACATTGGATTCATTCAGATCAATCACCAAATAAAAAAGGATTACATTGTTATCAATCATTCGTAAGTTTAACAGACAATATAGAAAAAACTATAATTCTTTATGATAAATCACATTTATTACATGAACATTATTTCAAAACTATGGGTATAACAGGTGACAATGATTGGCAAATAATAGATAGGTCGTACTTGAATAATTTAAGTGGTCAATTAAAAAAATTAAAAGTAAATAAAGGTGATTTAGTAATATGGGATTCACGCACGTTTCATCAAAATATTTCTGGTAACAAAGAAATAAAAGAAGAAAGATTAGTTCAATATTTATGTTATTGTCCGAGAGACAAAATAAATAAAAATTTTGAAGAACAAAAAAAAAGACATTTATTTTTTGAAAATTATAAAACAACAAATCATTGGCCAAATAATTTAACTAGCGTTCCAATGCAACCAATAACTTACAATTATATAAATCATAATAATCCAATTTTCATAAATTATAATGAAATAAATGAACCTATATTAGATGATATAATAAATGAAATAAATCAATTGTTATAACTGTCAATCTTTAATATGTAATATCATGGTAATCTTTATTATTATGATTGTTATTATTTTCATCAACAACATTGTTAGATAAATCATAAAAATAAGTTACATTTGATTTTTCAAGATTATGAAAATTATTAAGAACATTTTCATAATCATAATGGATAGCATTTTGTCTACAAGGTTTAATAACATTAGGACACGTGATATAAGTATAATAAACACCAGTTAAATAACAAACAAAATTTTTGTAAATATTATAAACGTTATTTTTGAAATGTTTGTAAAATGTATAGAACACCATAATTATATATAAGTTTTATTATATTATCCAAATTATATATAATTATGTATTTCAATTTTTTTATAAATTAACAATTTTTGTATCAATCTATAGAATCTAAATTACTACTTGTATCATTTTCATCTTTAACTTCGTCTTTAACAACATCGTTAACTTCGTCTTTAACAGCATCGTTAACTTCGTTTTTAACAGCATCGTTAACTTCGTCTTTAACAGCATCGTTAACTTCGTCTTTAACGGCATCTTTAACTTCTTCTTTAACTTCATCATCATCGGTCATACAATAATTATGTGTAATAATTTTATTTACTTTTGTAGCATAACCAACCGGATTATCAAGTAAAAAGCCACTGTTTAGTAAAGCGGTATCATACATAATATTAATAAGATCTACCAAAACCACTTTATTATTTTCATCTTTGAATTTATTGTCAATATTAACAATTAACTTATGATTAATATTTAACTCTAATACTTTTCTAGAAGACATAAATTGATCCATCATTTCATTTCTAATAGCCTGTGCCTTCATAATTCTTTCCATATTAGCAGTCCATCCAAATTCAGATGATGATAACATGCAAGGAGTAGTAGTTAATCTAGTAGAAATAATAACTTCACTAACTTTATTACTTAATACAGATTTAAAAAATTCAACAAGTTCTTTATGGGTTTTATGATTATTATCATCTTTTTCATCAGATTTATCATCTAATGTAATTTTTTTAGAAACATCAGATAATTTAATATCATTATATTCCTTAACATTTTGAATCATATATTCATCAATAGAATTGTCAAAAAATAAAACATCATAATTTTTTTCTTTTAATTTTTCAATAAATGGTGATTTTTCTAATGTTGTAATGTTTTGACCAGTAATATAATAAATATCTTTTTGTTCTTCCTTCATGGATTCAACATATTGATCAAGACTAATATATGTAGTTTTACTATTAAGACTATAAAATCTTAATAATTTAATCAATTTGTCTCTGTTTTTTTCATCTTCATGAATTCCAAGTTTAATCATTTTACTATAGATGCCATAAAATTTGTTATAATCTTCGGTATTTTCAGCTATTTCATTAAACAATTCAATCGCCTTTTTAACGATAACTTTATTAATACTAGAAACAATTTTATTTTCTTGTAATAATTCTCTAGATACATTTAATGGAATATTATCACTATTAACTACACCAACTAAATAAGCCAACCAACTTGGTACTAGATTTTCACAATTTTCAGTAATAAAAACATTTTTTACAAATAATTTCATATTATTTTTTTTAGAATTATCAAACATAGCCATATTATTTTCGGGTATAAATAAAACACAATTCAAATCAACTTGACCTTCTGTATTAAAATGCTTACAACCTAAATATTCCCCACTATTAATAGATGAATAAAATGATTTGTATTCATCTTTATCAACCTCGTCGGGTTTTCTCATCCATATAGGTTTAACATCATTAATAGTAACCCATTCTTTGACTTCAGTTTTATTTGTAGTCATTTTTTTTTCTAATTGTTCTTCTTCTTCTAAGGTTTCAATAACAGGCTCATCTTGATCAATATTAGATATGTCATTAAGTTTAGCTTGTTCATCAATATTAGATACATCTTCGTCTTCAACTTCAGTTTCAACAATTTTAGTTTCTAATATTTGTATAGGATAACTAATAAATTGCATGTATTTTTTAACAACATCTTTAACGTGATTAGCTTGTAAAAAATCTTTATGTTCTTCTTTAATTTTTAACAAAATCTTTGTTCCACGTTTTAATACAGGAGTTTCATTTTCACATATAGTATAAGATTTATTGGAATCAGATTCCCATATATATTCCTTATCGTTATCATTTTTAGTAAAAATTTTAACATTATCAGCAACTAAATATGAAGAATAAAATCCCACACCAAATTGACCGATTTGATCAATGGTATTAGCAGAATTAGTTTCTTTAATTTTTTCTATAAAAGATTTAGTTCCAGATTTTGCGATAGTTCCTAAATTTTGAATAAGATCATCTTTGGTCATACCAATACCAGTATCTTCAATAATAAGAGTGCCATTAGATATATCAATATCTATAAAAATTTTTAAATCAGATACATTATTTTCTAATTGAGAATCAGTTAAAGATTGAAATCTATATTTTTCTAAGGCATCGCTAGAATTAGATAATAATTCTCTTAAAAAAATTTCACTTTTACTATAAAACGCATTAATAATTAAATGCATCAATTGATTTATATCAGCATCAAAATTAATTTCCTCTTTAGTCATATTAAGATAATAAACAATATTATTTTAAGTTTATTTTTTAAAATATAAAAATTAAAAATAAATAACATAATAATAGTATAACTTTATTTTGTTATTTATTATTTTGAAAAATAAATATAAATTATAAATTATTAATTATATTAATAATATCAAGAATGTCTGTGAATAATTATTCAAAAAATATTATTAATATTAATCCAGAAATTTATACAATAAATAATTTTTTAACAAATGAAGAATGCGAACATATAATAAAAATATCTAAAAATAATTTAAAAAACGCATTAGTTTCAAGTGATAAATCGGGGGTAATATCAGATGGTAGAACAGGACAAAATACATGGTTGTCTCATAATTGTACAGATACAACAAAAAATATTTCAGAAAAAATATCAAAGTTATTAAATATTTCATTAGATAACGCAGAATCAATACAAGTAATATATTATAATAAAAACCAAGAATATAAAAATCATTATGATGGATGGGAATTAAATGGTTCAGAAAGATCAGTAAGAAATTTATTAAAAGGTGGTCAAAGAATTTACACAGCATTATGTTATTTGAATAATGTAGAAGAAGGTGGAGGCACCATATTTACAAAAATAAACAAAACAATAAATGCTGAAAAAGGGAAATTATTAGTTTTCAAAAACGTATATGATAACAGTAATATAAGACATCACTTAAGCGAACATGCTGGAATGCCAGTTTTAGAAGGAGAAAAATGGGGGTTCAATTTTTGGTTTCGAGAAAAAAATACAAATGAAAAATACGAATATAGTTTATATCATAATAACTTATCAAATATATATAATATTTCAAATACATTTGAAATAGTAAATACATCAGAATTAACAAATTTAGAAACAAAAAAAATAAATTATATACCAAATATTTTAAATACTAATGATGTAGATAATATTTTAAATCTATGTAATTTTGATGAAACAAAAACAAGAAGTATATGTTGGTTAAATAATGAACATTTATCAGAAATAATAAATAAAATTTCAAAATCAATTAACATAAATTCAAACTATTTTGAATCATTATGTGTAACAAAATATACAAATAACAAATTTCACAATGATCATCAAGATGCATATGATTTAGATACAGAAATAGGTAAAAAAAATACAAGTTCAAGAGGACAAAGATTAATGACGATAACAGGATTATTATATGATACAAAAATAAGATTCAGAAAATTAAACAAAACTTATGTATGTAATAAAAAATCAATATTATATTATTGTAATTGTACAAATAATACAAATATAAGAGATGATAAATTAATAAAAAATTATGAAGGATTAGAAGAAAATATGATATTATTCAATATATATATTCGAGAAAAATCAAAAAAAGATAACAAATTATTGAAATTAAATAATATAAAACAAGAAGGTAGCGAAGAAGAAAATGAAGAAGAAGAAGAAGAAGAGTTAGATTATAATGAAATAATAAATGATATTTATAAAAAAGAAAATCATAATATAAATTATCTGTACATCAAAAACTTTAACATAACACATAGAGGATGTAAAGATTTATTAAATAATACATTAAAAGAAATAAAAAATATTAAAAATAATTCATCATTTTTAACAAAAGAAAATATAGAAAAAACTTACAAATTAGATGAATATAATCCAGTAATAGTAGAAAATGTATTAAATAATAAAATACATACAATTATTGAAAATTATTTTAATATTAATATAAATAATAAGTTGTACAAATTTGGTGGAGCACAATCAGATAGATATTATATAACAGATGAAATAATATCTCGTTTATTACATGTAGAATTATTACCATTAATAGAAAAAATAACAAATAAAAAAATGAAAGCAACTTACAGCTTTTTATCCGCATACGTAAAAAATGCGAATTTACCACCTCATACAGATCGTGATACATGTCAATTTACTTGTTCATATATATTAAGTAAACCAGTAAACAGTAATTGGAATATATATTTTGATAAAACAAAACAACCAATTAAAAACAAAGGAAGATATAATTATAAACCTAATAAAGAAGATTGTTTTGAATTAGACTGTAGTGCAAATGGATTAATGATATTTAATGGCGAAGATCATATTCATTATAGAGAAAATTTAATATATGATTATTATAATATAATTTTATTACATTATAAATGTTTATAAAAATAACAAAATAAATATTAATTATTATTATTATTAATAGTTATTTTAAATGATCGATTATAAAATATGGGAAAATATTTTTAACGAAAATCAAATAAATGATTTTATAAATCATTGTAAAAATGATTGTAATTATATAGATGGACAAGTTGGTAATAGAGTAAATTTAAATCAAAAAAAAAGAAAAGATGTATTTATTAAAAATACAAGATACATAGAATTTCTAGATCATAATGTATTTGAAAAAATATATGAAGAAATGATAAATGTATTCAATATTGAAATAAAATATAGAGAACTTTGGAAAGTAGGATACTATAATGGTGATGAAAAATCATTTTATAATATTCATACCGATGATGCCGGAGATACAAAATATAGAAAATTATCTTTAGTATTAATGTTAAGCGATAAGACGGATTATGAAGGAGGTGAATTATATTTTCCAAATTTAAATATAAATTTAAAATTAAATAAAGGCTCTTTAATAATATTTAATTCAGAACTTTTACATGGTGTAAAAGAAGTAACATCAGGAGAAAGATATACGTTAATAAGTTTTATGTTTGATAATAATGGAAAAGAAATAAAAGAAAAATTAAATGTAAGAGCTAATATCAATAATTATATACCATATTTAAATGAATTAAAAATAACATATTCATCAACCGAAAAAAAAGATGATTTTTCAAATTCACAAATTCTTGGAGATATTGATTATTCTGATAAACATAAAAATAATAATTGGTCTGATCATGATGACTATTTTTTTGAGAAAAATAATAGTGAAACATTATTAATTTCATTTGCAGGTATGGGATGGAAAAATTCATTACCTACTTTTATTTTTTATAATTTTTTAAAAGAATACAAAACAATCGATAAATTATTTTTACGAGATGTAAATTGTCGTTATTATATAACAGGATTAAGGAATACTACAAAAAGTTTTAAAAGTACAATTGATTTTATAGATACATTTATAAAAACAGGTAAATATAAAAAAGTAATAGCATTTGGATGTTCAGCAGGTGGATATGCTGCAATATTATATGGAACAATATTAAAATTTGATAAAGTATTAAGTTTTTCACCACAAACAGTATTAACAGAAAAAAAAGAAATATTAATAGGCGACAAATATAATGCACCAAAAACATGTAACTGGTTGTCATCTATATACAAAAACGATGAAGAATATCAAAACGCATTAGATTTAAAAAATTATTTGCCATTTGATACTAATATAGAAATACATTATGCATCACGAGCAAATCATGGTTCAGATAAAAAACATGCATTATATATAGAATCAAAAAATTGTAAAATAATAGAACATAATAGTAATAATCATATGATAGCATTAGAATTAAAAGAAAACAACAAATTAAAAAAAATTATAGAAGATTTTATTATGTAAAACAAGAATATATATATAATATATAATTATATAAATTATATAATATGAATAATAATGTGTGTTTGAATTTAATGATGATAGAATCTGACATAACAAAATTATTAAATAAAGAGGAAGATTATTTAAACTTTTTTATTAATAATTTGAAAGTTTTTGAATACAAGTTTTATAATTTATTTATTGTTATTGATTCTGCAAACAAAAATGAAGATCCTATAAAATATGATTTTTCTTTTTTAATAAATGAGTTAATAAATAAAGATATAATAGATAATTCTACAGAAATAAAAATAGATTATTTAAATTGGAAAACTGAATTTTATAAATTGGAAAAAATTATATTCGAAATTTTTAACACCAGAGATTTAGATATAAAAAAAACTTATAAAAATTCTTTTGGTTATTATTATTCTTTTTATAATTGTCCTAGCAAATATATGTTTCATATAGATATGCCAAAGAAAGGTAGAGTTTGTTACAAAAAAAATGACAATATTATTTCACATAATTTCATATTAAAATCATTAGAAATTTTAAAAAAAGAAGAAAATATAGATTTTATATGTTGTAGTACAGAACACGATGCAATAGTTAAATTACCTTATAATAAAAATAACGAAATATTAAACAAAGAAGTTAAATTATTTAATAATGATGGAACATTAAATAATAATGGAATTGATATTTTAAATAATAGCAATAATTATCAGATATATTTTGACAATAAACCAAATTTATCTCTACAATGTTGTGTAACAGATATAGATAAAATTAAATCACAATGGTTTTGGAATAAAAATCTTTATAGATTTCAAACAGAAAATGCATTAACAAATATGCGAAAAATGAAAACTATAACATTATTACCACATAATACTTCACCTATTAAAACAAATATTTAATCACAAATTATGGTTATCAGTCATATTATATATATATATAATTATATATATATATAGATATGTCATTGAAAGTCAATATGATTAATCTAGCACATTTTGAATTTTGTGCTTTTAAATATTTATTATCAAATATTTTTCCAGAATTTAAAATTTTAGATGGAAGATATTCATCTAATAATATGTTTGAAAAAGATATATATTTAAGTTTAAATTTAGGTAATTATGGCAATATAAATTTCAATGGTATAAAAAAAAATGGTACTATGACATATTATTTTGATAATCAAATAAATTCTCCAATTATATTTTGTACAGGAGAAAATTATGATGTAGATGTAATATCATCAAATTCAAATAATAAATATTTAATTATTTCACCATATAAAAAAAATGATGATGTATTTACTGTTCCATGGATTTTTATGTCATATATACAATTTCATCTTCATAATTACATTTTTAAATACAAAAATGATAATATAAATACAAATAAAGATTATTTATTAGCTTATTGTGCATCAAGAAAAACAAATGAACGTACAAAATTTATGAATATATTTATTGAAAAATGTAATAATAAAGATAAAATTTATTGCTTGGGTAAACATATACATTCTAATTGTTCAAATAAAAAACTAGACAATTATAAATCTCCATCTATAGTTTTAATTGATGAATATTCAAACTTCAAATTTGTTCTTGCTATGGAAAATTGTGAAAAAAAAGGATATATAACAGAAAAACTATTACAAGCATTTATAGCAGGTTCCATACCTATTTATTGGGGTGACCATGTATATGCAAAACAAATATTTAATACAAAAGCATTTGTATGTATACAAGATTATGACTCATTTGAATCATGTATTGATAATATATTAAGTATGACTGAACAAGAAATAGAAAATATGTTAAAAGAACCAATGTTTGTTAATAATAAAATTCCAGATATATTTGATATAACTAATTTTGAAGATGGTAGTTTTTATGGTAATTTAAAAAAAAAAGTAAGAGATTTATATTTATAAAATATTCAAAATTCACAATTCACAATATCATATAACAATGCGAGACGCTAAAAATGGTTTATTTCTATAATCACATCTACAAGTTTCATCATTTAATATTTCGGTTCCATAAAGTTTTCGCAATATACTAAATATACTTTGATCATGTCTATTATCTTTGAAATATTCATTTTGATCAATTTTATTATATGCATTTGTTATCAATTTATAATCATAATCAATTGTTTTGAACAACAAATTTATTAAATTAAAAGAACTATTATTTTTTTTCATACCAATAATACCACCTACCAATTGTCCGGAATTAGCAATATCAGAATTCATAGATATATCAAAATAATTAAAAATTTGAGAAGTAGTCCAATGTTTTTCAGGTAAATGATTCATAATAAATGATAAATTACAATGCTTTGAATTATTTAAAATATTAATATATTCATCTAATCTTTTTTTCCCATTTTTATTAATTGTACAACCAGCATCAATCCAAAAAACAATATCATTTTCTTCTATAATTTTCAATATTTTTTCTAGAAAATAAAATTTGTAAATCCAAAAACCTGCTCCCTTCATCCCACCTTCTATTTTATTATCAAATAAATTTTTATATTTTTGTAAAAAACTAGAATCAATATCTTCATATCCATAAATAAAAATTTCATCAAAAAAACCAGAATTTATAGCTTCTTGTTTTAATCTATATTTTGTATTATTATATTTACCCGAACCATATGTTATTAAATATATTTTTTGATGTAACATAATATATAATAATATAATATTATATAATATTATATTATTAACAAATAGATAAGAAAAAATTAACATTATTCATAAAAATATCACTTGTTCAAATATTTGTCATTTTTAATATTATTATTAAAAGTTTGTATATCAGTATCACCTTGTTCAGCATTACATAAAAAATGTTGATAATTATTATTAATAATTATATAATTATTATTATTTAGATTAGAACAAATAAAATGATCAACTGCAGGATAATTTAAATTTTTATTTTCAAACAAATCACATAAAAATTTACAAGCATTAGGTGAAATAATATAAGAATAAGGATAAAATGGAGAATATTTATCATTTATATAATGATAAAAGTGTTCATTTATAAATTTATCTTTATTTGGTATAATTTTTTCTTTATATATTTTATTTTGCGTATAAGATTGTCGTATTCCAATCCATAAAATATCAAAATTGTTAAGTGGGTTTTTTTTTAATATATTATTTAATTTATTTGTAAAATCAATACATATATTAACATCATCTTCAAATATCAAACAGGGTTCATTTAATTTTATAATTTTTTTCCAAATAAAATAATGTGATAAAAAACAACCAATTTCACCAACTTTTAGTTTGTCAATTTTTTTTATCAAATTACTATCTAATATAATATTATTTTGATATTCTAAATTATAATTATTATCATATTTTAATTGATCACCATCAATAGCATCAAATATTTCAAATTCTGGTAAATAATCTTTTTTTGTATTTAATTTATTTAATCTATCACTTCTTCGTTTTAAATTGATTACAAATACTTTTTCTATATTGTGTAATTTTTTGTCATTCATTAACATAATATATAATATATAATATATTATATGATATAATATATTATATATTTGTAGAATAATTATAAATATTTACCAATTACAGTTCCACGACCAATATCAATATCTATATTTTCTATTTTTTTAATAATTTTTTCTTCTACTAACTTATTAAAAATAATTGTGGGTTCTTTGTTCCAATATTTTATCCATTTTTGATTATTTAAAACATTATTTACAATCAAAAGTGTATCATAAGTAGCTATATTTTTACAATTGTTAATATCGGATAAAACAGTATCATAATCATATCCACCATCTATTAAAATAATATCAAATTTTATTTTATATGTTTCTATAAATTTTATTAACGTTTGTTTAGAATCGCCCTTTGTTAAGATGTGTCGGTTTGGATAAAATTCATCTATATATTTTTTTCCAACATTAACACTCTGAAACGACGCATTGTCAATACTATGTACAATTATAGTTTCATTTAATTTTAAAAATAATTCAGCAGAATGTCCAGCTAAAAATCCAATTTCTAAAACATTTTTAATACTTTTAAGATCATTAAAATTTGTTTTTATATTAGCTATAATAGCATCTTCATGTTTTTTAACTTGGGTAATATAACCCTGTCTTATTGTTATACATTTAGATTCAATATATTTAGTTAATGGTAAATCAGATACTATTTTTTCAGACACATGATTGACATGGTTATCATGATTATTATTATATCTAATTACAGAAGAAGATAAACATGTAAGTTTTGATGATTCAATTTCATGAGTTTTATCTAAATACCATTTATTAAAAGATTTCATTCTTCTAATTTTATGTTCAGACACATCATAATTAAAATGTATAATATATGGATTTTTAGGTAATTTATCTCTATAATATTTACCATTAGGAAAGAGATCAAGATCTAAATATTTAACTTTCAATTGATTTTGAAATCTTCTTAGATATTGTTGATCATTATTAAAATCATCAATATTTTTAGATACAGTTTGAAAATCGGTAATTTTCAAAGTTTTTTCATTAGATTTCATATAAAACATACCAGTGCACATTGCTCTAGAATTATAATCTTGATTATCATTTTGTATAAATAAATCAGAATCACCAATATTATCAATAAAATATTGAATAGGATTTTTTTCAAATACAATATCACCATCAGTAAAAATAACATCATTACCTTTAATTAATTCATTATTAATGGCATAAATTTTATATGATGTTATAGTAGCCCATTTTTTTTTACCTTCAATGTCAGGGTTCTGCATAGATTTGTATTCAACCCAATTTTTAAGATATTCTTCTTGAGTATCAATCAAAACTACGTGATTATAATAATAAAATTTCTTAAAATAATTATAAGATTTTAAACCAATACAATAAATTTTCAATAAATTTTGAATACCAATTTTTTTCATTGATATCAATAAATTTTCAGTCAAATTCATATAACCATCATTAGTTAATGTAATTAATTTAATATTATCTTTAAAAATATTGTCACGAAAGAATACTCTAAAGCTAATATTGGCGCCAAAATATTTATTGTTTACCCAACTGTATTTATTTATATCATAATTAATTGTTTTATTTAAATAATAACAAGAATCTTTATCAGATAAATAATGAAGATAATTTACATAATGAGATACAGTGCTACCATCATGTCCAATAAAATAACTACTATTAGCAGTGATCATATTAAGTATTAAAAATTCAATAACATCATAATTTTTGAAATCTATAAAATATTGTTTATAATCAATATTATGTATTAAATCTTCAACATATATTATTTTATATTTATTAGATAATTTATTTAATAAGTCAGCATCATTGCGGTCAGACATAACATATATTGGTAGATTATGTTGTTCTTTAATATTAATATTATCAAGTTGATTCATAAGTGGATTAAAATAAGAAGAGCTATTAGCATCAATAAGTGATTTAGGATGTCGTTTATCACCAAATCTAAAATGAATAGAAATATATTTTTTAAAGAGTTCAATATTATTAAAAATTTGATAAAATGATTTATGTAAATATGTAAGAGATTTACATATATTAGACATCAATATATAATTTTTATTAGTTGTAAAATAATTATAAAAACATCTACTAGCATTAATCTTATCAATAAAAATATATTCTTTAGAATTATTAGGCAAATTATTAATATATTTAGCTCGTCCATTTAAAAAATTATCTATTTTATAATAATTTTCAGGTAAATTTAATGATATATCAATTAAACCCAAATGAGAGAAATTAGCGGGAAATTTAATAATTTCACATAAGTTATGATCGTTAATAATTTTATCAACATGTTCAGGTAGAGAACCGTAATGAACTTCAACTCCATTAGTTAAATAATTTAAATAATCATCATGAAAAAAATCTAAAAATTTTCCATAATCCCAGCTAGATTTACCACAATGACACAGTGGATTTTTAATTAGTAAAATTAATTTTCGATTAGTAATATTGGCTAAATATATAGCTTGTTCTAAGGAAAATAATTGATTATTGAAGCCAACTCCTGTAAATAATTGAAAAATTAAGTTTTTCATATTTTATATTTCTTCAGAAAAAAAAATGTAAAACCCAACACATATAGTAAAGCCCCCAAAAATTTTTCTTAATGTGTACAAATCAACGTAACTAGTATAAAATGAACTAAAATAAGAAAATATAGTAAAAATAAATGCCATATATAACCCAGCAAAAACATCAACATTATCAGTTTTATAAAATCTATACGTGGCGAATATACCAATTGGAGGTAATAACATAAATAAAGATGTTCCAATTCTATCTTTAATATTTGTAAGTAATCCGAACATTGTTAACATGGGAACAATAACTATTTCGGCACCCCCGCCTATTAATCCAGCTAATAATCCACTAATTATTCCAACGATAGTAAGTCCAATATAATAATTCATATTATATTAAAAATATAATAAAATATAATTAAAAATTGAAAAATAATAAAATAAAAATAATTAAACAAAAATTAATTCATCAAAAAGAAATGACTGAATTTCATACTTTGTTTTTAAATTCAATAAAAACAAATTGTAAACAAATAGAAAAAACATTTGAATCAAAAAAATATATAATAAATGGATATGATAAGAAAAATAATATAGGTATTGAATTTTTAGATGATAAATTATCAATAAATGAAATTAAAAATAAAGAAAAAATAACAGAAATAGATTTTATTTTTAATGTTGAAAATAATTATATTAGATATGTTAAAACTTCTGATCAAATAATATGCGAAATATCAAACGAAGATTTCAAAGAAGCAATAAAAGTAATAGAAAATAATATATTTTTATTTACTAATACCAAAAGCTGGATTTGGTTAACAGATAGATCTTTTTATAAAATAGAAGTAGAAAATAAAATAAAATATATTTGTATCGGAGAACTTTGTTCGTTTGAAGATGTATTAGAAAATACATGTTTACAATTTATTTTAACAGATAAAGGTAAAAAAAATTTGAAAAACATAAATAATGAACTTGAACAAGTTGATATTATATATGGAAGATGCAAAGAATCAATGTATTTATTAGATGATATACATAGAAAATATATAAACACACATACGTTAAGTAAAAATGAAATAATTGGTATAAAAGCAGTCGCAGGTGGGGGGAAAACCACTACTCTATTAGAATTGTCAAAAATTCATAATCAAAAAAAAATATTATATATTGCTTTTAATAAAAGTTTGATAAATGACATAAAGGATAAAATTAAAAAACAAAATATTAAAAATATGACCCCTTGTACCTTTGATGCACTTTTATATAAATTATATATTAATAAAAAAAATGAACAACCATATATTCAAGATATAAAACCACAATTCATAGGGAAAATTATACCATTTCTAGATGGTAAACCATATCGTGTTAGAGAATATTATTGTAAACATTTAAAGAATTTTTGTAATGATGCAAGTGAAAATAATATTGAAAAATATTGTATAAAAAATATAGGTGAGAAAAAAAAATTACTTATTGATTTATGGTCAAAAGTATTAAATGACGAATTAACATCTTTTGAAACAATAAGAAAAATTGCTTATATAAATAATTGGTTCAAAAATTATATAGACGATAATTATGATATGATTATGATTGATGAAACTCAAGATTTTGATATGATTATGTTACGAATGTTATTAAATGATACAACAATTCCAAAAATTTTTGTAGGTGATAATATGCAAGCGATTTACCAATTTAGGGGTTGCATAAATGCATTTGACTATTTACCAAAAAAGTCACTAGTAATAGAATTTTATTCAACATTTAGAATTGGAAATCCAGCATGTGATGAAATAAGAAGTAAATTTAATGAATGTCATATTATTTCTAAAAGTAAAAATTCAACAACATTTGTTAGTTCATTAGATGATAATGAAAAATATATATATTTGTTCAGAAGCTGGAAAGTGCTTTTACAAACTGCTGAAAAAACAGATAAAATTTGGATAAATAGTTTTGATAAAAAAATAAATGAAATAAAAAATCTTCATAATAAACTTATGAATTTTAAAAACTTTGATATTGATGAAAATGCATTTGAAGATGACTTACCAAAATTTTTGAAATCTATTTCCTGTGAACAGTTAGAAAATTTATTAAATAATATTACAAATAATTTAGTTGATTTCAAAGAAAGTTTAATAAAATTCTATACAGTGCATTCATACAAAGGATTAGAAGATGATAATATTAGATTAGCAAATGATATTAATATAAATGAAGATATAAACATATATTATGTTGCAATTACGCGTTCAAAAAAAAAAATATTAATAGATTTTTAAAAAATAATTCAATATATTATATGAAAAAGAAAACCAAAAAAAAATTAGTAAATTGTTGTAAATCAAATAAAAAACATAAAAAATGTATCAGAAAAGATGGTAAAATTTTTTTTCTTCCTAGAAAATTAACAAAAAAGCAATGTAAAAAAAAAGTTTCTGGATTTACAATGATAGCATCATGTGGGTCATATAAATATTGCTAACATTATATAATATATACAATATATTATATAATGTTAGCAATATATATTATATAACTATATATTATATTGTATGTCATTATTATATTTACTAGCTTTTTTGTTAATTATTCTAATGTATCTCATAAACAAATATTCGTTTACTAACTTGAAACCTACGTGTGAAAATTATGTAGTAAATACTTATTTATATTTAGCGTTTAGTTTGCTTTTTGTAGCTTTATTTGTAAATATTTTTAATAATATTTGTAGTTCAAAATCTATAAATTTATTGAAAGACATATTATGTAATGGTTTATTCTTATTGTTTTCAGCAATTGCATCTTTTATAATTGTTTTTATAATATTTTTTACTAGAAAAGATTATAGTAAAACTGGTCATATATTAAATCATGTTTTATGGATAAGTTTTTTATTATTAACTTCAGTTTCTTTTAGAGCAGCTTTTTTATATGTAAATAATTATGATATTATTTATACCATTTTTTTAACATTTATTATATTTCTTGTTATGTCATTAGCTGTTTATATAAATCCTTTATTTTTTGAGAGAAGTTATAAATTTGCAATTACAGGATTATTAGTAGCATTAATAGTAATAATAATTTCTGAAATAATATTAATTTTTTATAAAAATAAATTAGCAAAAAAATATATTACATATTTTGGTGTTATAGTATTTTCTTTATTGATTTCATATGATACAACAGAACTATTTAATCTTGCAAAAAATTGTGTTGAATATCCAAATTATCCAAAATCTGCATTAGATTTTTTTATAACTATAATTAATTTATTTAATAATTTATTAAGGGCAAAATCAGGTAGATATTAAATAAATATATTATTACTTATAAAATAAAATAAAATTGAATTTAAATTATATTACAAAAACTAATATAATTTATTCATCAAATATGAATACAGATATAGAAGAATTTATCAAAAATAAAAATTCAATGGGACCAAAAGAATATAATAATATCAATATTGAAAAATATGATTATAACAAATTTAAAATTATTTTTGATAAATTGTTAAATTTAATTCATAAAAATAAAAATTTGACAAATATTGCAGATAATTATAAACTTTGTAAAATTTTTGAAAAAGAATTATCAAAACTACTTAGACATCATAAATTAATACATATCCGCAAATCAACATTAATTGCGATGTTAAATAAAAAATTTACACCAGATGATTTTGATAAAGAATATTCTGAATATTTATATTTATTGAAATTATTTTTAAGGAAAAAACCAGGCAGAAATATATCAGGTATTACATGTATTACTGTAATTACCGCTCCTTTTCCAGATGGTCAATCATTTAGTTGCAAACATAATTGCTATTATTGCCCTAATGAACCAGCACATGAAGGTAATAATTTTCAAGCTCAACCAAGAAGTTATTTATATCATGAACCGGCAGTACTAAGAGCAAATCGACATAAGTTTTATGCAATCGGCCAAATGCTAAACAGATTAGATACATATTATAGCAATGGACATGTTCCAGATAAGATCGAGATTATTGTTGAAGGTGGTACTTTTACCGAATACCCTGTAGATTATTTAGAGCGTTATCATCGTGATTTATTTTATTCAGCAAATATTTATTTTGAATTAAGAGAAAATTATCCAAATTATGATAATTTTCTTGATCAAGAATTAGATATTAATATATTAAAAAATATAAGACAACCATTGAGTATAAAAGAAGAAATTATCATTAATAAAACCGCAAGAGTTCATATTATTGGTATTTGTGTTGAAACAAGACCTGATGCATTAGATGACGATTGGTTATATCGATTTAGAAATTGGGGTGTAACTCGTGTTCAGCTTGGCGCACAACATGTTGATAATGCTATTTTGAAAAAGATTAATAGAGGCCACACGATCGAGCAGCTATTATGGGCTATAAAATATTTATATGATAATTGTTTCAAGGTTGATATCCATATTATGCCAGATCTTCCAGGAGCGACCCCAGAAATAGATAAGGCTATGTTTGATTATGTTTATAGTATAATATGTCCTGATCAAATGAAAGTATATCCATGTCAAACAATACCATGGACTGTGATTGAAAAATGGTATAAACAAGGAAAATATATTCCATATTTTGACAAAGATCCTAATTTACTAATAGATGTTGTTAAATATTCTATGACAACATGTCCAAATTGGGTAAGACTGCCTCGTGTTATTAGAGATATTCCGTGTTCTATCTATGTAGAAGGTGGAAATAATATTTCTAATATGAGACAAATAATTGATAATGGGTTAAACGACAAAGACTTATTTTCATCCGATATTAGAGCTCGTGAAATCGGTAGACATCCGTCATATTATAAATTAAATGCTAAATATACTACAACTTCATATTTAGCACATGATGCAGAAAATTATTTTATAGAATACGAAAGTTATGATAAAAGAGCATTGTTTGGTTTTATAAGATTACGAATTGTTAATGAAAATAATAATTTAACTATTTTTCCTATTCTAAAAAATAAAGGATTAATTAGAGAACTGCATGTATATGGCGACACAACTGCTGTTTCATCATGTAATAAATATGCTTGTCAACATACTGGTATTGGTTCAGGACTTTTAAGATTGGCCGAAATAAAAACAATGGAACATGGTCTTAAAAGTATAGTAGTTATTAGCGGAGAAGGTGTTAAAGGGTATTATGAAAAAAAAGGTTATGTAGAAATAGATACATTTATGGTTAAATACTTTAAAACTTATGAATTTTTGTTTTATTATTTGAAAGCAAATTATCACAAGGAAACCTTATTATGTATATTTTACATTTTGTATTTATTTGTTGATTATATTATGTGATATATTTGAAACTTTATTGTATATTTTTTTATTAATATTGATATATTAATATTTTACATTCAAAATAAATACATATATGGTTTACTATATTTATTTAAAATGTCATAAAGAAAAATATTTCAATTTAATAAATAATTGAATAATTATTTATTGAAAATTTGTAATTAAACATGTCAATAATCGAAGAGATTAATGTAAAAAATGTTTATGAAATCATTGCAACGCATTTTTCATGTACAAGAAGTTATCAATGGTCATGGATAACGACTTTTTTAGAATCTTTGAAAAAAGAATCAATAGTGTATGATTTAGGATGTGGTAATGGACGAAATATGAATTACAATAATTTAAATTTTTTAGGAATAGATAATTGTAAAAATTTTGTAAAAATTTGTAAAAAAAAAAATTTAAATGTGATAGAATCAAATTTAATGGCTGTTCCTTTAAAAGATGAATCGTGTGATGCTATAATATGTATAGCAGTTTTTCATCATTTCAGCTCTGAAGAAAATAGATTAAAAGTATTAAATGAAATATATAGATTATTAAAACCGGATGGAAAAATATTATTATCAGTTTGGTCAATAAATCAACCAGCAAAAACAAGAAGAATTTTTAATAACCATGGAGCAAATATAGTATCATATAATAAAAATGGATTTATTTACAATAGATATTATTACATATTTGAATTAAATGAAATAAAGAAATTATTTGAAAAATCAAATTTATTATTATTAAAATATTATCATGATTGTGGAAATGAAATTTTTGAATTAAAAAAAAAAATTTAAATTACGTTTTAAGTTAATTTTATTAGCACTTATTATTACATGTAGGTGTCTCTTTTTATATATTTTTTTATGATTTTTTAAATTTTTATTAAAAACATATTAATAATTATAGATATAAAACTATTACTTATATATTTATTTCAGGCATATTATCAATTATTCATTGGGGAAAGTAATTTTCATAATTATGATAATTACTATAAATTTAACAAAAAATATTATGTGTATTATTTAATTTTTTATATAAATATATATTAAATATATATTTATGGAAAATTTACATATTAAATTAGCAGTTTTAAGTTCATTTATAGGTATAGCGTTAGTATTAATAACAGAAAAATATTCTGTTGATGATGTAGGTTCAAAATTTGCTGAAATTAAAAATGAAATTAAAGAAAAAGTAGCCGATGCAAAAGATGTTGTTGGTGATATGCAAGAAAAAGTAACAGACATAGCTAAAGAAAATGCTGATATGCTAAAAGAAAATGTAGTTTCTGCAAAAGAAAGTATTGCAATTAGTAATCCAATTGATAATATGATTAATAACAATGATAAAGATGACGAATTTAATGAAACTGCAAGTGGTGGTAAAAAAAAAAAGAAGAGAAGATACAAAGAAGACACAAAGAAATTACAAAGAAAACACAAACAAGCTACAAAGAAGCAACAAAAAAGAAGTTACAAAAAAAAGCTATAAAAAATAAAGTTATAAATTATAAATTATAAATTAATTAATATTTAGTTATTATAAATTAATTAATATTTAGTTATTATATATATGTATATTTTTCCAAGTCCCGAGAAAAAGCCGGCGGTGGTGGCAGCTAAGGCGGCGATGGAGGCAGCGGTGGCGGCGAGGGGAGAGGCGACGGTGGCGCTCTGGGAATACGAGGGTGAAGGTTCGGGCTGGGAGAGCCAGCGGCAGAAGGAGGCGAAGGAGGCTGCGGCGAGAGCGGAGATGGCGTATGGGGACGCGGCGGTGGCGGCGGGGG